TACCATGACAGTTGATCAAGCTTTAGTTGAACAAGCGGAGATATTGCGACAAGAATTTGGTGAAAATATACCACCAGAAAAAATTATGGAATTACAATCTCAAAGGCCATCTCTCATTGATGCTGAAATTGTTAAAATAACGGAGCAAATGGTGCTTGAAGAAGCTGAATCTATGCAAGATCAGAACATGGACCCTCTTGTTTTACTTAAACAACAAGAATTAGCACTAAGACAACAAGATTTAGAATTAAAAGCGCAGTCTGACGGTGAAAAACAAGGTTTAAGAGAGAATCAATTTGACTACAAACAAGATTTTGACGCTATGAAGCTACAAAAAGACTATGATTTAGCAGGTTTAC